GTAATGCATTAGTTGCCGTTAAAAGATTTGTACCACGATCAAATGGCTCAAGAATATCTTTGTGTTCATAAGAAAGAAGTACTTTAGTTTTATCATTTTCCCAAGAAAGAGAGGGAGCGTAAGTCGTGTTTTTCACTTTGCCAAAATTACGCCAGTAGTCTTTTTCTTGTTTATCATAGATAAAGCGGTAAGCGAAACCATTTCCTAAACCACCAGTAAAATCTAATTGCGTTCCCCACAGGCTATGATTACCTAAGGTTCCACCAACGACATAACGTGGCGTTTGTTGCGGTTTTTTAGTAATGATATTAACCACACCACCTGGATCTTGAATACCATAAAGTACAGATGCAGGTCCTTTTAAAACTTCAACGGTTTCAGTTGTCGCACTAAAGTTTTTAGCTGGGCCAGCTTGTAAACCGTTACGCATAATTGAGTTGTCACGGTTTCCACCAAAACCACGTTTTTGAATAGAGTCAAACATACCACCTAACGTATTCGCTTGACTCACACCACTGACGTTATAAAGCGCATCAATGAGTGATTCAGGTTTGCGATCTTCTAGTAGTTTAGTTGAAAGAATATTTACTGTATTTGGCGTGTCGAATACTGGCACTTCAGCTTTTGATACGACAGATGTCCCTGTCGTTTGGTAACCATTTTGTTTGATCCCCGTATCTTGAACATTGATTTGCTCAAGCACTTCGGTGTTTGTATTTGCGGCTTGTTCAGTTTCTGCAAAAGTAGAAGCGGAGAAACTCGCCAAAAGTGCGGTTGAAATAAGGCTTAATTTAAATTTCATAATTGTTTTTCGATATATAACCCGATAGATAATAAAAGAGCCGCAAGTATAGCGAAAACGTTTACGTCAATCAATACAAATTATTTTCATTTGTATGTATGCTTTATTCAGAAAAAATTTATTCAAATTAAACAGGGGATAAAAAGAAAAATCCCAAGCTAAAAAGCTTGGGATTGTAATATGGTTCACTAGCTGAACCCGAATTCACTTGTAGGATATTGATTTTAAATATTTATTTTTCAAAGTCTAAAATCTTGTTACTAAGCTTGTTACTAAAATTCAAATTCACCACAAATCAATGATAGTTTATGATGCCATAATACCACTAATAAACCGCGTGTAAAAAATTTTATAGAAAAACTGTTCACCTTGTTCACTAATCCTTAAAACTCTTTATTTATTATATAGTTATATTATTTTTTATTGTTCACCAACTATTCACCATTGTTCACCTTTATTCACCAGTTTAAAAAAAACACCTAGATATAGAGTATTTACCTTATTTTCCTGTTTGTTTTTTTAGTCAGTTAAACATGTTCAACTTAACGTATTTAAACTTATTTAAACTATTGAAATTTAAGCTATTTACTCATGTTTTTATATGTTTATAGTGTTGTATTGGCTCATTGTGAGCCGTCTAAATTTAGGCTTTTAGAATATACAAGGAACATAAATCATGTTTAAAAAATTAATTGAGTTACGCCAACAAAAGGCAGAAAAAGTCGCAGAAATGCGTTCAATGCTTGAAAAAGCAGAAAAAGAAAATCGATCATTAAATGAATCTGAATCGGTGGAATTTGAAAAGCTAAAAGATTCAAGCAAGCAGATTAGTGCAGAAATCAGTAAATATGAAACTGTAACAGATGAAGAGCGTAGCCTTGAAGGCAATGTTAGTCCTGTAGAGCAACGTGGTGCTAAACAATTTTCAAATGATGAATTGCGCCATTATGTTAAAACTGGTGAACTTCGCAATTTAACTACTGGTAATGGTGAAGATGGTGGATATTCAGTTATCCCACAGTTAGACAAAGATGTAATGAAACGCTTAACAGACGATAGCGTAATGCGTCAACTTTGTAACGTAGTACGCTTACCGGTTGGAGCGAAAGAATACAAAAAATTAGTATCGGCTGGCGGCGCAGCAGTAGAACACGGAACAGAAGGCACAGCACGCAACGGCACAGCAAGCCCGAAACTTCATGAAGTAACGATCGCTTTGAATTCAATCTATGCTTATCCTAAGACTACACAAGAAATCTTAGACTTCTCAAGCATTGATGTTTTAGGTTGGCTAACTGATGAAATTTCTGAAACCTTCACAGAAACAGAAGAAACAGATTTAACTTCCGGTGATGGTAACAAGAAATCAAAAGGCTTCTTAACCTACCAACGCACAACCGAAGATGACAAAGTTCGCCAATTCGGCAAACTTCAAAAAATTGAAGTGGCAGGCGTAGCGAAGATTGATGCAGATACTTTAATCGATGCGTTCTATACACTTCATAGTAAATACCGTAAAAATGCGGTTTGGGTGATGTCATCAACGATTGCTGCAGCATTACAAAAACTTAAAAACAAAAACGGAGATTATATCTGGCGCGATGGTTTAACAGCTGATGCCCCAGCAACATTATTAGGTCGTCCAGTCCACTTCTTAGAAACAATGCCGACAGGTGGAGCAAATAAAGCAGTAATTGCCTTCGGTGACTTCAAACGCGGATATTTCATTATAGATCACGAAACAGGCGTGCGAACCCGTCCGGACAACTTAACCGAGCCAGGATTCTACAAAGTACACACCGATAAATATTTAGGTGGTGGCGTAGTAGATTCAAATGCTATCAAAGTGATTGAGACAACAGCATAAATCATAGAGGGGCGAAAGCCCCTTTTTTTGCTTAATAGGTGAAATATGAATAAAGAATTTGAAATCCGCTCCGCAACACTTTCTACCGATGAAGAAAATCAAAAGCTAGTTGGTTATGTAGTGAAATGGAATAGCCCTTCACAAGTGCTTTATTGTGATTTTTTGGAATCCTTTGCGCCTAAAGCATTCAGTGAAAGTTTAGCCAGTGGCGAAGATGTTCGTGCACTCTTTGAACACGACTACACCAAGTTACTCGGTCGCACCAGTGCGGGAACATTAAAGCTAGAAGAAGATTCAATCGGCTTGCGCTTTGAACTCACCCCGCCCAATACAACCATTGGGAAAGATTTATTGGTGAGCGTCTCGCGTGGTGATATTACAGGCATGTCCTTTGGATTTAGAGCCAGTCAAGAAGAATGGGATTTTGATGTAGAGCCTTGCCAACGAACTGTACAAAAAGCTGAACTCTTTGAAGTTACCGTAACAAGCATTCCCGCCTATCCTGAAAGTAGCGTAGAAATTGCTAAGCGTTCGATGGTCGCTGCCAAAGAAAAAACACAGAAACACTCTACCGCACTTTTGAAACAGTGGCTTGATGTGATGGAGGCTTAATATGTGGAATCCTTTTAGACGAAAAGAGCAACGTAGCGAGCCAACCACAATCGAAGAGCTTTTATCTTACATGGGCGTAAACAATACAGGTGCGGGCGAATTTGTCAGTCCACAAACTGCAGAATCGTTACCTGCAGTAATGAATGCCGTTACCGTCATTTCGGAGGCGGTGGCATCAATGCCTTGTTATCTATACGCACTAAAAGAAGATGGCCGAGAAAGGATCTATCGTCATCCTGTTGAATATCTTCTTAATGAAATGCCAAATCGTAGTCAAACACCGTATCAATTCAAAAATACGATGATGCGCCATTGCTTGCTAAATGGTAACGCTTATGCCGTGATTGAGTGGAATAACAAAGGCGAACCAATAAGCCTTACTCCTTATCAACCAAGTGCGGTAAATATCTTCCGTAAAGTAACGGGTGAATATATTTATCAAATCACAGACTTAAACGGGGTAACAAAAAACTATCTTCAAGATGAGATTTTACATTTACGCCATAGTTCTATTGATGGATTTATGGGGCGTTCTCCGATAACAGTTTGCCGTGAAACGGTGGGATTAGGTTTGGCCCAACAACGCCATGGCGCAGCCATTATGAAAAACGGATTGATGGCAAGCGGGCTTATCTCAACGGCCGAATGGTTAGATGATGCAAAAGCATAGAAAGCCGTGAAAGCCCTTGAACGTTACAAGGGGGCGAAGAATGCAGGTAAAACCCCTATTCTTGAAGGCTTAATGGAATATAAACAGTTAGGCATGACAAACCAAGATGCGGAATGGTTAGCAAGCCGTACGTTCACAATTTCCGATATTGCCAGAATCTACAACATTAGCCCGATTTTCCTTCAAGACTATTCCAATAGCAGTTATTCAAACTTTAGTGAAGCCAGTCGAGCCTTTTTATCGCAAACCTTGCGCCCTTGGCTAACCAATTTTGAACAGCAGCTAAAAGATGCCTTGATGATTGATTTAGGTAGCAACAGTAAGAAACGTTACTTAATCGAATTTGATACAAGCGACTTATTGCGCACCAGTCAAAGCGAACGTTTTAGTAGTTATGATGTAGCAATCAAAGCGGGAGTGATGTCTCCAAATGAAGTTCGCCGCCGTGAAGGTTTACCGCCTTATGAAGGTGGAGATGAATTTAGCCAGGCTTGGAAACAAACCGTAGAAGTTAAACGCGGTGATGAACAAGAACAGGGGGCAAGTAATGGCAGTGATGCTTAAAGCGGGGAAATATAACAAGGTCATCACCATTGAGGCGAGAAACTATCCCCGAGAGCGAGAAACCAATCTACACGGTGAACACAAAGCATTTTGGAAACATATCGCAACCGTCTGCGCCAGTGTAGAGCCATTGCAAGGGCGAGAGTATTTTAGTGGCCCATTTCAAATGGGTGAAAACATCATCCGCATTCGCATTCGCTACATTGAGGGCATTACAAACAAAATGCGGATTAAATACGGTAAACGACTATTTGATATTTATTCGGTGATTGACAGTATGGAATCACACCGAGAATTGCAGTTAATGTGTAAAGAGGGCGAGGCTTATGGAGAATATTAATTTAACCATCGATGACATCAAAGCGCATTTAAATCTTGATCATGATTTAGATGATGAGTTACTCGAAACCTATAAGGCCGCTACATTGGAAGTATGCCAAAAGCATATTGGCAAAACCTTTGGTGATGAGGAAACAGAAAATACCGTTCCGTTTACACCATCAATTAAAGTCGGCTGCTTAATGTATATCGCCTACCTCTACACAAACCGAGAGGCGATAACAGACTTAGCCAATCTTAAACAAGCACCCATGACGATTTCCGCATTATGGGAAGTCTATAGAGAGCCTTGCGCTTACTAAGGGTATAGCTATGCCTTATCAACCGTTAAGACGTTGTAGTTATCCAGGATGCAGAAACAAAGTGAAGTCGGGCAGATGTGAAGAGCATAAGCCAAAGGACAACCGCCCAAACAGCAGCGCACGCGGTTACGACCATAAGTGGAGCAAATACCGAGCACAATACTTAAAGCATCACCCTCTTTGTGTGATGTGCTTAGAGAAAGGTATCTACACGCCCGCTACAGTGATAGACCATATTAAGCCAGTCGAGAACGGACAAGCAGACCCGCTATTTTGGGTTGAATCTAATCATCAATCTTTATGTCGTGATTGCCATAGCTATAAAACACGAGTGATAGACCAACGCGGATTTGGTGCGAAGAAGTAAACCGTTTTGATATCGAAACAATTAAAGCATGTCCATATGTACACAGTTGAGTTGTAGTCATATGGTAACAACTGAATGATGGTGATATATCCACAGTTGATTTGTGGTCATATGGTAACAGTTGAGCTAACCAATCCAAATTTGGATTGGTATAAATTTTGAACAAAAGACAATTTGAACAGGTGGGGGGAGTTTTTGAAAGAAA